CTGGTAGCTCCATGTTGATTGAACTCAGATCAGTGACCGGCTTTTTAACAGAGCGAGAATCGCTTGTAGCGTTCTGCTGGATAGCCAACCACAATCGGTCGAAGTCTTCGTTAACCTCCGAAGCTAGAAAGTCACCGCTATTCTGGTAGTCGGTGGTACGGTTTAGCGCCATGTCTCTATAGATGGTGATAACGTCACCGGCAGTAGCGCCAACAGCAAGCGTGATATTTCCACCGTTGTCATTCCCCACACCCGACACGGTGTAGTTAGAACCCTCTGATAGAGTCGTGCTGTTCTTTAGTACAACGAGGTCATCCTTGTCATACACCTCAAACGTGTACGCAAAGACAGTCTGCCCTGCTGTAGCAGTGTATTGGTTACGAGCAGTCGTATTCGTTACCGTCATAGGTCACCTATTTCTTTTTCGACTTTATCAAGTCCGTTGCGGATAAATGTTAAGTTCTGTCCCGGCAAGAGCCGCCGCAACGCTCTTGTGTCTGATTCCGTCCAATCATCCTCACCTAACCCAGCGTTTGCCACTCTAGCAACAAGGTCGATTCCTGACCCAAATGTTGGCCCCATAAGGCCATCCGCTATGCTTCTTGAGGCAAATCTGGCTGCGGGCAAATCAGCACCAAGGAGAGGTCTTAACCCAAAGTTATTGGAAGAAATCTTCTCCATTGTATTGTTGATTTCCATTATACCGCCTAATGCGCCTGACCTATCTATTCCTTCAATAACTAACGCGATTGGATCGTCTGTTATCTCCCTGCCCGCATCCTTTTGCTTGAATGCGTAGGACATCATTCCTAGCGTGGTGAGCATCAAGACACCACCCAAAGCGTTGTGGTCTTGTCCTTGCAGCGCGGCAATCGTCATCCGCTGCGTTGATGCAAACATGAACGACCGGAACTGGAGAATTGTTTTGCCCATTGGGGTAGACATAAACAAAGGCTTCTCTTGCCCCGGAACCACAATTACCCGATCAGATTCTTTCCTTAGGGCAGCGCCCCAAATCTGCTCAAGCTCTGGGTTGTCCCAGTTCTTAGCGTTAGACAGCCACACGCCATCAACCTTCTCTGCGTACTTCTTTAACTGTTCAGCAATAGCACTAGCGTTGCCGTCATCAATGCCTAGTCGGGACAACCTCTTGTCAACCTTGCCTTTTAACAAACCATCAACGACAGAGTTCTGCATGGTCACTACATGGAGTTGCTTGACGGCAGTAGTCCAGTAGTCCATCAGGTTGATTCGACCAAAGTTGTCCGTTAGCGATTGCACCCCGCGCTCAAACTTTGTGCCGCCTTTAGTGTAGTCAGAAATGTCAGAGATAATCTGTGACCGGCCACCCATCAACGCATCAACACCTATGCCGTATCGCTTACCTTCGGCAGCAGACACTTGAAAGGTTTTAAGGTTTTTAGCGAGAGGAACCAAGCCTTTAGAAAAGGTCTTACCTATTCCTTCAGCCATAAATATACGGGCTACATCAGGAACCGATGAGGCAACAACGCCACCCATAAGCCTCAAGTAGTTTAGGTTTCTAGCCACCCGACCAGCTCTATGGAATATGTTATCGGGGTCTTCCATTGCATACACGCCGCGCATCCGATCCCGCATCCCAGCTATATCTTCAATATCGCTATTCTTGGCCTTCTCTAAAAGAGCTTTTTCGCGTTTAGTTTTAGCCATCTTCATGGCATCGCTATACCACTTCTCAATCTTGCCTATCTCTTGACTAAGCTCGATGTCATCGTCAGGAAACTGTCTTTTAATCTCAATGTCTGGCGCAATTTGGCGCAGATAGATCCGCCCTAAGTCTTCAATGTTGTTTTCCAAGAAGTCTTCAACAAGGTTGTCGGGTATCTGAAAAGTCCTAGAGCGGAGAGGGCCGCGCATTGGCGTACCGTTTAGTTTGTTACCGCTAGAGCCTTCGCCAATCTTCCAGTCATACGGAAGCCTTCCGTCTGGAGAACCTTTAATCCTTTGGGCAATCTGCCGGGCGATGTCCTCATACTCCATGTCCTCAAGGTCTAGCTGCTCCTTGAAGTCGGACTTTTCGATAATTGCTTGAAGCCTAGTTTTTTCTGCGCCGGTGGCGGACTCTACATCAAGCCTCGCCCTTTCTGCTTCTGCCCTTAGCTCAATGTCTTTGTCTTTCAGCCACTTACTAACAACAGACAAGAACTCATCATAATTAGCTACAATTTTGTCTTTGTTCCATCGTCTATTTAGATAGCCAACAGCCGTTGTTACATCAACGTCCTCGGGCAACAGCCCAACCTCAATGGCCTCGTTCTTTAGGGGATCGTATAAATTTGACCTCCAAGACCTAGCAGACTCTAGCGCCTCGGGTATGTCAGACGCATCGTTACGCAAAGCCCTTGCGACGGCTTCATTGAACTTTATCCTACTCAGATTTCCGCCAGCTTTTTTGTACGCTCTAAACTGGTCTAAGTGGTTAGCGAGGGCAGTGTTGTAACGGCCATCTTTTATCTTGATTCGAGACTCTACGGCTGTAACCCCACCCCTATCCATAGCTATCGGGTTTTCAGCTAACAAATTTGCCAGCGTCCTAGTAAAAGGATTTGCGCTAGTTATGGTTCTTGATAACGGGTCAAACGAAAGCGCCTTAACAAGAAACTTACCCACCTTACCCTTAACTTCCTCACCATTAGCGACTTGCATTGCGCCTGCACTCAAGTCTGCCGCAGATATACCTTCGTCTGCCGCTTGTTGCTGTAGGCTAGGGGTCTGCCCCGGCTTTGCTACAGCTAACTCATCCCCTGTGGGAACAAGGTATTCTTGAATTGAGTTAGGCTTATTAGCCGCAGCAGGCAGTCTTAAATGTGCCTCCCCGTCAAACAGATCATCCAAAAAAAGACGATCAGCGGGTATTTGCATTTCTATCACCTCATCCCCAAAACCTTCTGCTTGACCAGCCCTTGAGGTAGAAAAAAACAACCCGTCTTCCTTAGGAGTCATATGCCCGGAGCTACGGATTATTTCGGCCTTTTCCGCCGTTGTTCGATGATAAACCGTGACCAACCCATCTTCAGTTACTTGGCTAAATGCAGAAATTTCGCTAAGTAAATCATCAGCAGCATCAGTATCCACAACCTTTGCCGTAACCCCAATCTCTGGTGTGCTTAGAATTACAGAGTCTTCGCCAGCGAGGATACGAGTCTCAGGCTCCATTGATTTAGCCATCTCTTTGATTTGGCGCTCATCTATGTATTGGGCGAGTTTGCCTACACCAAAGCCAAGAACCCCGCCTAAGAACGCACCCGCTCCCACGTTTACAGCAGACTCACCATAAGTCCTTTCTAGCTGTGTTGCGTGTAATGCAGCCTCTTGTATCGCCGTAGACGCAGCGGTAACGCTGCCTGTAACAGCCGCAGACTTGAGTATTGACCCGCCAGTTTTGTATGTCCTAGCAACAGCGCCTCCGATGGGAATGAAGTTGACCGGATCGGTAAACCCAACGCCAAGACCTAAAGCAACGGATATAGCGCCGCCGTTAGCAATAGTCTCTCTGTCTTTACGCTCCCTAGCTTGTTGCCTGCGGACAGCGTTCAATTCGTCTTCTGACTCAGCCAAGGCAGCATTAACAACAAACTGCTTGTCGCTTTTTTCTTCTTCAGACATAAAGTCGTAAGGGTTATACGACCTATCACCAACCTCGTCTGGCAGACCCTTTTCTTGGTTTAAGTAAGACCCTATTGTGTTTTCAGTGCGCCAAAGCGCCGCAGCAATATCAACTACCGATGGATCATCCCCCTGCAAATCGGCTGGGATGTACTTTTTAATAGGCACTTGAGACTCTGGTGCAGGCTTAAATGGCATTACTCACCGTCCACATAAAACACGCTCTTACCTGCGGCTAGACGTTTTTTGGCATGAGCAATCGCCTTGTCCTTTATGCTTTTAGGAATGTTTTTAGCATTACCCTCAATCTGCATGTTTGCCAGCGTGTCTATTTCTTCTTGAGTGAGGGTGGGCACCATTGCGGGCACCTCCATTTCCTTGCCGTTTACCGGCACACCAATAGATACCTCAGTCATTGTGCCGCCTTCAACAAGATTCTTCACTGGGCCAAGGTATCCCCTAGCAGATTTCAACGAGCCGTCAGCCCTATACATGGTTGGATCTTCAGTTGATTGATCAGAGCTTGCAGAACCGGGGCCAAACCCTGAGCGCAACTGTTGACGCCCACGTTCTTGTCTTGCCTTTCGTGCTTCACCAACCTCTCGAGCCTCGTCGAAAGCCACTTTAGCCTCGCGCGTTTGCCTATTAAGTTCTGCGTCTTGGTCAGGAGTCCAGTAAACAGACCCTGTTTCTCTGTCTTGAAGCGTGACTAGCTCACCAGCAGCCGTCCTGACCATAACAATGTACTGAGGCTTTCCCTCTGATGCAGTCCTAGCTGTAACGTCATTAGAAACCAAAAACATATCGTCTCTAGCTATAGGTTCAGGGAACGCAAAATTTGTCCTAACTTCTTTTACTAGCTGGTCTTTTATATATGAAGTCTCACCATTAACAGCATAGAAGTCTTCTGGGCGATATTGCATAAACCCAAAATCTTCAGACTCACCCCAGTTGGCAACCATTGCTTTTTCTGTTTGCGTTCTAGCGTCTGACTCAGACATCCCGTTGATAAAGTATGTTTCGAATAAATCCTTGTATTGTCTAACAGCCCGAGCGCCATTTACATTAGGCATATCTCCTAAAGCGGCCTCAGTCCATGACTGGTACTTATCAGAAAAATCTTCATCGTTGATTGTTTCTTTAGCTCTCTCAACTCGATCTCTGTTCAGTGGATCGGTCATCCTCATCGCTTGCTTAACAGCTTCATCCCCCGGCAGCACTTCAGCCAAAGACGCAAACGTAGACGCGAATGCTCGTTGATTAGCGTTAACCAACTGATCGAACATCCCGGGTATCGCATCAACCCTATCAATAAGGTCAACAACGTCATTCATGCGTTCTATGTCTCCAGAGATCAAAGCAGACTCCGCCTCACGCTTTATTCTTGTGGGAATCAACCGGGTAGAGCCAATGAACTCAGCTTGTTTTGCTGTTTTAACGGGAGACGTATCAAAGTCAGCTAGGCTCTGCTCGTAATACACATCAACGTCTTTCTGTGTAAGGAGAATGGAATCATCACCAGCTATGACTTCACTAACTTTTGACACAGACTCCGCATTGTTTATATCAGTCTGATTCGTGGCTATAACTGAGTTAATTATTGATGTTCTTTGCTTAACGGTAATCAGGTCTTTGTCAAACAAAGCGTTTGTTTTCTCGATAATTTCGGTAGCGGGAAGCAAGTTGTTTGTAGCAGCAATCTGTAGATCAGAAACTTGGCGTCCTATCTCCCTCTTAGTATTTGCCAGCTTTTCAGCTTGCGCTTTTTCCTCAACCTGTTCAGCCATTGACAGCATAGACACTGCATTAGCCTTGAACGCATCAAATTCATCAGGGGTAAACTCGCCGGGGTTTTCTAAGGTGCTTAGGCGCTCAAATGCAGCGGTCTCGCCCTCGCTCTCAAGCACGTTCATCAGGCCATGCTTTATTTCCTGCTCTGCTACCTCGCGGGCAATAACCCGGTACCGCTCCTCAGCCCCTTCTTTTGATTCACCCCTATCAGCGACCATTGAGTCTAAGACCGTTTTAATTTCTAGCAGTGCTAAATCGGCCTGCTCAGCGTCCCCATTCCTTGCAAAGCTAGCCGCGTTGTTTCCTAGCGTCTCAATATTCGACAGCCTAGACTCGTCAGCTAAAGCGCGACCCCTAGCCGCTTGATTAGCAAAAACCTTGGTCTCATACGACTGAATGACATTATCGAGTGTTGCGCCGACAACGCCTTGGTAGTTGGGATCTATGCTAGAAGTTATGCCTTTCCTTACTTCTGCGGCGGCTTTTCCAAAACCCTCAACATCATCTGGATATTGTGCGGCAATACGCGCCATCTGTTCTTGAGAATCGACAGAAACCTGAGAGAGGTAGGCAGACTCCAATGCGTCGTTGTAAGAGTTGTCCTTGATAGAAAAGGCGGACAGTATGCCCGCTCTTTTTTCTAACGGCTGACCTGCTACCGCAGCAGCTTGACTAGATGTTAAAGTTGATTGCCCTCCACTCCCCTCAACATCATTAAAATCTCTTAGGCTGTCAGCAACTTCCTTTGCTTGACGCTGACTCTCCGCATCTTGAGCTGCTTTTTGCCCAGCAATAGCGCCTTCACGCTCACCTTCACGCTGCGCCATTCTAGCGCCAGCTTGATAAGCAACATCTTGTACCTGATCGGCCAGACCAGCTATCGCTTGCAACCGCCTAGCGGCAGAGTCATCTACCCCAGTAGGACGTAGCTGGCCGTAATATTTTATTTCTTTAGCCATTAAGTAACTGCCGAGTTCGTAGTCTTTGCTTTAGGCGATTTACCGGGATCGCTCATAAGCCCAAGAGCCTTTGCGCCAGTATCCAACAGCGTAGACGCTGCCTGTATGTTGCCTGTTAAACGCGCATTTTTAGCCGCACGTTTAAGTTGGGCCTGTCTTAATTGATCGCTTAGGCTCTCCATCCCCTCACCCATACCAATCTTTTCAGCAGCGGAGAGGGCAATACTTTGAGGCGTACCCTCACCAGCAAGCCCAGACGTAGACAAAGCAAGAGACCTCGCGGAAAGCATACGGTTTAGTTCTTCACGACGCTGTAGCTCACGGCCTGTTGCCGCAATAGCTTCTTCCTTTATCTGACGCTCCAACTGATTCTCTCGATCCTTTCCAGCAGACCGAGAAGCCGCAGCAGAAAAGCCGCCAGATACTACAGTTGTACCAAGGGCAGCAGCAGCGAGAGGGTTTGCGACAGCGGCGGCAGCGGTGGCAATACCAGCGCCCTTTATAGCGCCACCTATAGCCGCTAAAATTGTAAAAATTGCCATTAGCTGCTCTCCACTTCAAATTCAATCATTTGTATATGGAACGGGGTGGGGTCAGGAACCGTAAACACCGGCACCTCCTCTCTCGTCCATCCGTCTGTACCGTATATATCGTCAATGATACCCGTTAACACGTCTGGCGGGTTATCCAATGGGGTGTCTGGTGCAGGCCCGAATGCCCTGATCGGCACCGCGTTACCGTTAACGTACACACCGGAAGACTCATATACACGGCTGTTAATTCTTACCACACGCTTCAAACGCATTTGGTTCTGACCGCTACCGACATTCGTGTTCAACGGCATCGGCCTCAGTTCGATTGGGAAGTTTAGACCCACTTCAACGCTTGTATAGCCAGTCTCGCTAGCCTCTAGGGTTATAGACCCCGATGAGACCGCCCTAGGCTGCAGTACAACGCCGTCAGCAACGATCTGTACCGTCTGCCCCTCTAAATGATCCAGCCCTGTAAGGACAGTCTGAGAGCTTGTAGGGGCTATCTTGGTTGATGCGTCCATCTTGTAATCGAAGTTCCAACGCTCCAAGAACTTAACAGTCGCGCTGTTAACGGTTCGCTCAGTGATTAGGTACAGGTCTTCGTCTACAACACACACGCCCTTAATGCTGCCGGTGTTCTCCCATCGAGTGAACCCGGTAATGTCCTGAGCGCGGAGGGTGTTAAGGATCACGCCCTTGCCGTCATTGTTTACAAAGAACACCCAGTTAGCATCGTCGCTCTGCGTACCACTCAACAGAGCCATGTCTACAGGCTGTGTAATTAGGTGAGAGGCGAGTACAGACAGGTCTTGTGTAACGTATGCGTCCTCATTAAACGAGAACACGAAGTCTCTAATGGACTTACCGTTACGATCCACAAAGATGGTGGAGCCGTCTACGTCCTGAGTCTCTACGTTTAGCGCACCGTGTGACGTTTGTGGTTTAACCTGCGCGTTTGATGGCGTGACAGGACTGCTAGTAACAGCAAACTCCGCACCAGATGTGAATATCTGCAAGTTACGACCGGGGAACACGTCAACAATGTCGTTCAGTTTACGAGACGAGATGGTTACAAAGATGGCCTCATCGTCATCACCGTCATCAATATCGAAGTCGAAGAACGATCCAGACTTGGAGAAGAACAACGACTGTGGCTTAGACCGAGTACCGCCAAGAACCAACCGTCCTTCATAGAAACATGCTGTCTTGGGGTAACCTCGGGTAGCTGACCAGATGTCCTCCTTGCGTGGAGAACCGTTTGTTGTCTTCGTAAACGTGATTGTCTTGTTTGCGGTGCCAGTAGAAGCAAATGCTGAGTACAGCTCGAAGTTTTTTGCAGACTCCCCGCCCACCGTGATGGTGTATTGAAACGCCCCAGTGGGAACGCGATCAACACTTACACCTGTCTCACCCATTACCGGCATTTCTTGGATATTGCGCTCGATGTTGAATTCCGTAGAAGATATCTCGTCCGCAGTAGAGTCACCGGCAAACGTAATGTTCTTAGACGTTACGCCCTCTATGTCGATCTGGAACTTATCACCGGGAACGAAGTGCGCGTGGTTCAACGTCATTTTCTGCACATCGCTAACGGGTGTGGGACTTAGGTCATCGTTGTAATCGAACTGAGGCACGTTGCTAAACGGTATATCGTCGATAAACCACTCGGTGTCAGCGCCCAAGTTAATCAATCGCTTCGGTATCGTGTTCTCTTGGAACAACAGCATTACGTTCTCGACCTGCGTAGCGCGCACTTCGGGTACATCAGCGGACGCGATAGTGGTCTTGATGTCCGCTACATGGGTGTTTGGTGTGCGGAATACGCGAATGTTGTTCTCAGTCACGACTAACAGGTAGTGCCGAGCATCCTCTACGCTGAAATCCAGCATCTTGAAGTTAGATGCGGTAGCAGTCTGCTCAATCGGTGCAACTGTACCCACCGTAATAAAAACGCCGGGCAGATTATCACTGCCTATCCTAGCCAAGCGCCAGTATCTAGCCGTCTTTCCTACAAACAATCGGAAGTCTTGTGCTGGTTTTGTTGGCGTAACGTCGGTGATTAAGGGCACGCTAGCCGCGTCAACATAAGTTACGTCATCGGTCGAATACTGAATCTTGAAATCATCAGACCCTATGTTGGTTCCGCCAGTAAGAAACACGTTCCTAACGTCGAAGAACTCTATCGCCTTGGCAGATCCTAGATCGAACTTACAAACCACATACGGGTTTGTCGTGGATATTGCTGCGGTAGTTGTAGATACCGTGGTGTCATCGTCATCGTTTATGTTCCCAGCAGTACCGCCAATACCCGATGGAATAGTGGCAGCAGTAGTATTGCGAGAGAGGGTGTTGATGACAGTCTGCACATACTCAGTACCGGGCCGACGCTTCATCCCACCTTGAGGGACAATGACCACGTTCTTAGCGGTCTGCACACCCTGATAATACTGAGCAAGGTCGATACGACCCTTCAATAAAGGACTAAGCTCGCCACTCACAAAGCTAGATTGGATGAATCGCGTCTTAGCCACGATTAGTACCTAACGTTCGTAAATGGATTACTTTGTATCCTCGTCTGTGGATGCTGCTGAGAGTCCGTAAAACGCGCCATACGGGACGCATTCATATACTCCGCAGCCATCTCTCCCCTTGCCGTAGCACTGTCCCTGACGCTCGTAGCGAAGTCCTTGGCTAATGCGTACTCAATCATCTTGGAGAAGTAGATAGGCCACTCACTCTCAGGTACGTCATAGATGTAGTCGCAGTACAGAGCGGACTTACCATTGGCGTATACCTTGTCGCCATACACTTGATAGCTGGTATTGGGGTATAGCTTGATAAGTACCAGAAGGTCGGTTGGCAACTGATAGATAGACTGCCATTCGGGATCTGCAGGGACATCGGTCGTTAGTGAGATTTGCGCTTTCTTACGAGCGAACCCCCACCGATGTTTGGTCAGTTCAAACTTTACAATGTTGTCGTACAGGTTAGACCCAACCTGCTGGGCACGAGTGTTCCCGTCTAGCGTGTTGATAGGCGAATCACCAACGAGGATCAGCGCGTTACTTACTAGGTCGATCTTACTCGCCATATCTTTCCCTCAAAAAAAGAGCGGGGGGCCGAAACCCCCCACCCAAACTAGGAGTCGCCTAGCGCCGTACCAGATGCACAGTCAATCGCTGTTCCGGTATTACTCTTCACAAACGTGACAGTAACCGCAGCAGCATCGCTATCACTTACGAAGATAACGTCGTTGACCTGCAACTCGTTGATTGCTGGCAAGAAGTAATTCGCGCCAGTAACCGTGGCGATAGAGTCAGAAGACGCATATGCGTATACCTTCTGAGCATCGCCCATCCCGCCAATGCGAGAAAGTTTGTCGTAATCAAAAGCCATGAGAGACCCTCCTTTAAGCAGTCTTGTCGTATTGAACTTTAACCAGACCACCCTCGTCGCGTACGACAGAGCCAGCTTTCAGCATACCGTTGGTTAACCAAGCAGTACGTTCAGCAATCCAGTTGACTTCGGTCTTCATGTCGATACCAATGGCAAGGCCAATAGCAGGACGTTGGAAGAACCATGAATCCACGACGTTAGCCGCTTCAGTCAAACCACCCTCGGTGCGAGTCTCTAGGATGATGAACTGGAAGCCTACAAGCGTGTTGATCTCACCAGACACCAAAGCCTTGATGTTCTGGTAGTCAGCGTTTGTAGCTTTCTCGTCGTTCAACAAACCACCCAGACCGCCAGCTTCGATAGCTGCGAACAACTCAGTGTTCGGTACGCCCTGATCGCGCAGTTCTACCTGTGCATCAATGACCTTAGCCATCGTCAGGTTAGTACCGCCAGCAACTACAGCAGTGGTGAGAGGGGTAGATGCGTCCATAGCGTCGATAACCAACTGGTCACAACGACGGCCCAAGGCACCTGCAATAGTGTTTGCAAGCTCTTGCTTCTCATCGAAGTTAACTTCAGCGGCATCGAAGATGTCCGTGTACTCGGGAGCGTTCCAGTTAGCCAGCGTGGCAGTCTTGAACTCGTGAGACACGTCCATTGGCGTTACCAGATCAGAAGTAGACTTCTGGTTGGCAAGTCCTTTGCCCATGCGACGGAATTTGTAGGTATCACCCACAACATTATTACGAACAGTAACACCGCCTTTCAGCAGGCCCATGCCTTGGTAGGCATGTTTGACCATACTGTCAAACTCGGTTACCGCAACAGCGGAAAGATTCTTTGACATTGCTCAGTCCTCAAAGTTGTCAAAATTAATTTAACGAGGCGTTATTGCCTCTCACTCTAAGGTCTTAAACTGAGTACCCGACAGATCGGTCAGTCTTTAACCTAAATCTGTCAGGCCCAAATGGGGTATCCGACGGGTGTAAGATACCACATTTTTCGGTTTGTCAATAATAAATTTAGCCAAATGTTTGCGAATATGGCTTATCACCACCAAATTCTTTCATCATCCGCTGTATTTTGGCCTCATGGCTGCTGTCAATCGACCTCAGTAGCTGTCCGTTCTCATGCTTCCTGAACATCTCAGCCTCGATGTCATCCCATGTCATACCACCGGGTTCAATGTGCCCGTCGATAGGTAGCTTGGCCGGTGCAGTAGCGCCGATCAACGCCTCCACCAGTTCGATAGACTCCGCGCTGTTGACCGCATAACGCACCTTCTCATAGGTTTCGTTGTCGAGGTTGTTCTTCATGAACTGTTCAACAGTCTTCACACGGTCGGTAGCGTTGTCCCCTAGGCGTTGCATCTCCATCTCGGCAGATACTTCCTCAACCGCCTCACCCTGAGCGATTAACAGTTCCCATGCCTCATTGAATGAGGACTGATTCATGTTGGTCTTCTCGGCAAAGCCTTTGAGCGCGTCCATTAGTTCATCGTCTTGCTCCACTCCCTCCGGCATTGCGTAGCCATCTTTGGGTGCGCCAGTAAAGCCGCCAAACTTCTTCTCTAATTCTGTGTATGCCTTGGCTTGGTCAGCCACGGACTTGTACTTCTCAGCCTTGTACCACTCAGGCGTGTCACCAGTGCCCTTGATTCCTTCCGTTAAGAAGTATTCGCCTTCCGAGAGGGTGGGTTCTGCTGCATCAACGAGTGATGTGGGTTCATTGCTTTCAAGGGTGTCGTTTTCAACGGCCTCTGACATTCTTATCTCCAAGGATAGTTTATTACAGCCCGCTTGGGGCTTACAGGTTGGTGCTTGAGAAGGATCTGTACCAGTCTCCGCTCACCGTTTAACAGTGCGAGATCGTTTACGTCTATCCAATCAACGTGTTGACCAGACTTGTAGCAACGAAACGCCCTGAATTTGTGTATGTACTCGAACTTATCAATCCCGTACTGGGTGCCGACCTTCTGTAACCAGTCCATATCGAACTTGATCTTCTTCAGGTAGTCGGGTTCAGCGCAGACCACCTCGATCTTGCTCTTGGTTGCCCGCTTCTTGGGCTTCACTTCTTCCAGTTCTTCGACTTCTTCCACTTCGCTCATACTTTCTCCGCTTGTTGGATGTAGTGGACGATCATCCTAATGACCCCCGCCTCACCGTTGTGATATGCAG